TCATAAGAAGCAGTTGCACCACTTGTAAATGAATATGTTCCAGATGGGAATTTATGTCCAGTTCCAAATGTTATTGTTCTCCCTGTTCCCGAACCTTGTATTATAATCAATGAACCATAATCACCATTCGTAGCACCAGTTATAGATATGTTTCTATTTCCACCAAGAGTTACCTTTGCATTATATCCAGTTGTGTAATCCCAAGTAATAGTTGAAGCATCAGTTAATGTTAAAATCGTCTTACTATCAGTTGGTGCAGGTCCCGTTGAACCCGTTGCGCCCGTTGCACCAGTAGCACCTGTTGTTCCTTGAATACCCTGCGCACCAGTCGAACCAGTAACTCCTTGAATACCTTGAATACCTTGAACCCCTTGAATACCTTGACTTCCTGTTGGACCAACTTCTCCTTGAATACCTTGAATACCTTGCGAACCTTGAGGTCCAGTTGCACCTGTTTCACCAGTTGGTCCTTGAATACCTTGAATACCTTGAATACCTTGTGGTCCTTGTGGTCCAGTCGCGCCAATAATAGCACCTATAACAGCATTTGATAATTCAGTTGCAGTCCATGTTATAATCTCTGTAAAAGCAACAGATGAATTTGAGTTAATTCTAAAACCAGCAGTTGTCTTATTTGATATAGACCAATCTCTTATAACCTCACCATCTATATTAACTGAATAATTTGAAACAAAAGTTGCTCCAAATGTTATGTCAGTATATAAAGGTGTTCCTGTAAATGATGACCCACTCACAGTTCCAGCTCTCATATCAACTGTATCACCAGTCCATGAACCTGTTGGTCCTGTTTCACCTTGTGGTCCAGTTGCACCTGTTGGTCCAGCAACCGTAGAATCGGCACCAGTAGCACCAGTAGCACCAGTCTCACCTTGAATACCCTGTGGTCCAGTAGCACCAGTCTCACCCTGAATACCTTGAATACCTTGAATACCTTGTGACCCTTGACTTCCTGTTGGACCAACTTCTCCTTGAATACCTTGTGGTCCTTGGCTTCCTGTTGGACCAGTCTCACCTTGAATACCTTGACTTCCTGTTGGACCAGTCTCACCCTGAATTCCCTGAATACCTTGTGGTCCCTGAATACCTTCTGGTCCTTGAATACCATCGGCACCAGTAGCACCTGTCGAACCAACAACAGAACCAGCAACAGCAAATGTTGCACCACCACCATCTTCTAAAACAAGAGTATCTCCAATAACATAACCAGCAACTATACTATCACCCACTGAGCCTGTTGGTCCTTGGCTTCCAGTTGGTCCAGTTATACCAAAAACACTCATACCGACACATTGGTCATAATAGACATAATCATCAGAATAATCATCCTCAAAACAAGTTAATTCATTAACTGTCATTAAACCAATTTCCAATATATTACTCGCTGATGCTATTGATAAATCATTATAAGAGCTTTCATATATATTATAATCATAAGTTCCTGGATTAACAGTAAAACCACCAGCATAAGAATTTGTCCCACCTTCAACAAACATAAATGTCTGATAAACAGTAGGATTTGATGACACATTATCAGCTATCATACTATATGTGTTCCCTGTATCATTTGATGTAAATAGGAAAATATAATAAACTGGGTCTAATGTTGGTGTTAAATTAAAATATACGGGTTTAGTTTCCCCTTTGTTAATAAGAATCATATTAATCTTCTATTTTTGTCTCGTCTGCTTCATTATTTTTCTTTTTTGATGTCTTATCATCAACAACATAAAAAAACTCCGTATATCCAAGATTATACCACTTAATATAATCTTCTGGTGAAATGTCAGATAGCTTAATATTTCTCAAATTTCCACCACCAATTGAATAATGTAAATAATCGTTTTTTAATTTTAATTTCATAATGATTACTTTTATATTAAATATAAAAAATTCATTTTTGTCTTTTATCAAATAAAAAAGAGCCACCGTTTTCAGGTAGCTCTTAATAATAGAAAGGATATTTCATTGTCTTACCTTCAAATAACAATATCAAATGAAGAGACATACATACAATTTTTATACTGGGAATCCACTCGCAGTCGCAGAAATGTTATAAGCAGGTTCTGGTTCTTTTGCTTGGAAAGTTAAAGTAACACCGTTCATGTCACCATAAGCCTTTCCAGTATTCATAGCACCAGCAGTAACTCTAACTCCATTTTGGTAACCCATAATCCAAAAACTTCCTCTTTGATCCTCCACGATAATAGACATGTTTGCTTGTGAAAGAACCAATAATTGGTTTCTTAATGTAGCATCGTTCTTGTGGAATGTTAAAACCAAATTCTGGTTAAAGAATACTGTTCCGTTCTCAGTTGAATAAGCACCTTCTTGGTTAAATTCACCAGTTTCCATTTCTTGTTCGAAAGTATAATAAGAAACAGTTGCACCAGAGAAAGCCGTAATTATCTCATTTGCATCTAATGTATATGTTGCACCAGAACTCCAGTTTCCAATATATGCGGCTTTGATACCACCTATACTGTCCCTACATCCTAATGAATACCCTGTATTTAATAAACAAGCCATATAGTTAATTTTTAATTTTATTTAACTCAGTAGGTGGTGTCTTAACCGTTCCCACCCATAATGAGTTAATAGTTTTTTGTTTCTTATTATGAACCTTTATACCAAACCACTTCGTCTAACCAAGCAACTTGAACACCGATTTTGAATTTAGCAAGGAATCTTACCTCATCATTATCCTGTGAATAGAAAATCTTGAAATCTTCTGCATCTGATAACAAGTCAGTTCCAACATACATATTTGATGCTGATGCAACACAGAATCTTCCTTTTCCATTAAGACCTCTTACAGCAACAACTTTTACATTTGTTCCTGGAACAACCATCATGAAATCTCCACCTTGGTTTTCAGCACCTGTATAGTGGAATAAATTTGCATCTCTTAACGCTTTTGCATATGTTCTAAAATCTGCATAAGAACAGAATAGAATCAAATCATCATTGTTAATGATATCTGTTGGGATTTTACCAACTGCTTCGTCAAACTTAGCAACAACCTCTGCTGCTGTAATAGCTGTTGAACCAGAGAATGTTCCATATTGTGCAGATGAAGCTGTAATTCCAGCATCAAATAGTTTGATAAACCCATCGCAAAGCGCAAGATTTCCTGACCCACCTGTGTTTCCTTGCCAGATTAAATCCTCAACAAGAGCCATGATTGCATCTCTTTTGTTTTCAGCAAATAATTGCTCAAAAGGAATATCTGTGTTATAAGAACCTGGGTTCATCATAACCTGAGTATAGTAAGCTTCCAGGTCATTCAAGCAAATACTTTCGTTAATCTTGATATCACACACAGAAATTACTCTTTGGTCCAAAGTTGTTGAACCTGTAGCCGACCAGCCACATGCACCCGCCTGAGCGTTTAATGTAGTTGATAGTCTATTAATTGTCGCAGAGCTTTTGATACCTCCTTGAACCTGAATTAAATCTACTGTTCTACCAGCTAAGATAGATTCTTTGATTAAATCCATAGCATGCTCGTTTGTATAAGCACTTAAACCATTTAAATCTAATGACATAATTTTTATTTAATTTTTGTATCCTAAAAAGGATTATTTTTTTGTTCTAAAATTCTTGATAGACTCCAATCTATCAGTTGATTTTTCTTTATTTCTTACAACATCTGATTTGAATTCAGTCTTAATTGACTTAAACTCCAATTCAGCTGGTGTTTCTTTAATAAAAGAATCAAGTTTTTCTTTAACAGCAGATGAAAATTCAGCAACATCTTTATTAACACCCATCATTTCTTCAACAACCGCTTCAAGTTTTTCAATTCTTCCCATTAATTCTGCGATAACTTCTTCTTTTACCTCATCCTTAACATCTTCTTTAACTTCTTCAACTGGTGCTTCCTCAGCCATTTCTTCTTCAACTGGCATTTCTACTGGTGCCTCAACTGGTTCCTCACCTTTTTCAATAGAAACAATAATACCCGCTTCATCTAAAACAATTTTAGTTCCATCTTCCAAAACATGCTCACCAGCTAAATCTGCTCCTGCTGGCATAACACCTTCTTCCGATACGATAAAAACTGGTAGCCCTTCTGCAAGTTCATCAGCTTCAACTCTCAATATATAGTCACCGACTTTAATATCAAGAAAATTTTCAGCAACAACTTCTTCTGTTGAGAATATTAATGACTTAATTTGTTTCAATATTTGCATTTTATCTGTCATGTTATATCTTCTTTTTATATAAATATGA